GAAGTAGCAGAAGCTCTAGATTTACCACCATACTTAAAGTAATCATATTTATCTTTAGTAAAGTGTTGTTTCATTGCAACATATGTTTTGTAGCATTCAAATGGTGTCACTTTCATTCTTTTCTCTGGTATCCAAAAAAACTAGAGATACAGTATCTACCGTATCCATCATAATAATCTGAATTATCTATACTTACTTCTTTCACTCCATGTTTCACCCAAGCTGGAAATATAATAATTGAATTGTTATCACATGAATATTCAGTATCATATTTTGGAAAGAACAATTCTCCACCAGTAAATTTTTTAGGTTCTTTATAAAAATAAGAAAAAGCTAAAAACTGAAAAGATAAATCAGTGTGTGGTTCATAATACTCTTTATCATGATAATATCTAACTTTTGTGCAATCATAATTACAATCAACAGCAATTTCACAACTATCATCAACCTTTGCAAATGTTTGTAAAATATCTGGATTAAAAATTTTTCGATTGACAGTTAAGATATTTGATATAGATCTATGTTTCTTAGAGTAGAGATCATCTAATGCGATAGCATGAGAGTTTGTCTTACCTACAACACCACCAAAATCTTTTGCTTCAAGTAGTTTATTTGGTTTGGTATAATAATTTAATTCTTCCCAAATCAAATTTAATTCTTCTTCATTATAAAAATTATTAAAAATTAAATGGGGGAAAGGTTCTGTAAATCCCGATCCTCTTATAGTTTCCATTACAATGGTAGTTTCGCTCTTGATGTACGTTTTAGAAAGTTAAGTTCTGTGGCTTCCGCTTTTATCTTCTCCTTCATTGGTTTACTAATCAATTTGGAAACGGAATCAACTTCAATTTTATTCTGTTCACAATAATGCACGATAGCATCAATGTAATTCAAATCATCGTTATCTTTAACGAGGTTTTCAATATCTTGAGTAAATTTTGTTTGACACAGAAACTTAGCTTTCAGTGCCTTGTCAAGATCTTTATTCATGGGTGAAATTAGTAACAAATTTTTTAATGTATCTAACTAATAGCTTAATATACTCGTCTTTATCACGTTTGTCAAATACGTGTACCTCTCCTGACGGAGTTGTCATTATTGTAATCAACTTCTTGACAGGAATACCTGTCATCTCATAGTACATACAAGCGTATGCAGCCTCTTGGACGAAATAATTCTCTAACCAAGCTTCTGGTTTAATGTACTCTGAAGTTTTAAAATCAATGACTGCAAGCTCTGAATCGTACTCTGCAATACAATCAACACGACCTGCAATACCGAAAAACTCAGAATACAAGGTGCGCTCAATAGCATGTACATTATTGATTTTATCGAGGAATGGCTTGGCATGGTGGAACATGTATTTTGTAGCGGGTAGATGTTCCTCCCATACGAGTTGCTTTCCCTCAAGATAGTCCTGTGCGATTTCATGGAAATCTGTACCTCTTGTTGTGGCTCGTTTGGTTATCTTATTTGCTTTCTCCTCTCCAATTTTTTTTCTCCACTTTATAAATTTTTCTCGATTATAAAATGAAGTTATTGAGGTGATTGATGGAACCCATTCACCATTGGGTATCTTATATAGGCGACACCCAGCCGATTCTTTGCGATCTAATTCAATTTCACCAAGATGATTACAAAAAGTTCTATTCATTAGAGTCCCAAAGCTAATTTAGTAATAATATAATCTCTAACTAATCCAGAACGGACAATATCATCCACTCCAAACTCGATCATAGAGAACTGTTCATTCATTTGTTCCATGATTCTCATGAAATCTAGAATACCATTCTTCTCATTTGTCTTGATCAAATCAGTCTGGGCTGCATCACCACAGAACATGATTCTAGAGTTGTCTCCTACTCTAGTCATTATACTATCAAGTTCATGGAAATTCAAGTTCTGACACTCATCAATAATTAGAATCGCATCATCAAATGTTGTACCACGAATGAATGAGGTACTCCAGAATGATATAGTTTCTTGTGCCTTTAAATTACCATACAACATTTCAAAGTCTGCATCCGTAGGCATCTCAAACATATACTTTACCATGTTCTTGTATGGTATCTGATATAGTGCCGATTTGTCCTCGTGATCCCCTGGCAGGAACCCAATCTCTCTTGTGGATACTAGAGACCTAAAGATGTATATTTTTTTATAAGGTGTAGTTTCATCCAGTACATCTTGTAGTGCTAGATACAGACTAATAAAGGTCTTACCAGTACCAGCAGCACCATATGCAAAGATGTTTTGGCCTTTCTTGTAACTTTCAAATAACTTCTCTTGGTTATCTGTCAATGCATCAATGTCAATCAAGAAATCATTGTTGATTGGTTTCTTTCTTTTCATTTGTTTTGAAGTATATCCTACGCCTATCGGTTCAATCGTTTTCTTTTTTCTTGGCATGTTTAGTAGTTATTGAATTTACGAACAGTGGAGCCTGGTTGTTTGGAAGCTCGGTCTAGAACCTCATTCCATCCACCATCTAGTTTGTTTCTCCAATCTCCGACTTCTGTTGGTATTGCACAACCAGCTTGCCAATCTTTGTCCCAATCTGGATTTTCTTTTCTCCACTCATCATATTTTACCATACTCATGGATAATTCTTTTGTTTCACCAGTTTTCAAATTAATAACAGGATATGTAGGCATATGTGTTTAAGTTTTGTAAAGTTATTTAGACCCATTCTAGGGCTTCAGATACAGTAGGGAACTGTTCGGTAAACACCTTACGACATGCTTCTGCAATGTCCATGTGTTCCTTCTGTGTTCCGTGTGCAGATCTTAGATTGATGTAATGTACCCAAGAACGACATGAACCTGTCATGTAAAGTCTTGTTGGTGTACACAATGGTAGAACCATTCTTGCACATTCTTTTGCAACTCCATACTCAATCATCTGATTATATAATGACTGTGCAGAAGTAAAAAGAGTGTTCATCTGCATTTGTAGTTTCTGGACTGTAAATTCATCCAGATCATCAATGCTGTTTTGACGATTCTTATCGTCTTGTCTCCTCAAATCTGGCATCTCAATCTTACCTAAGGCATTACTATTTGCATATCTCTGAGAGAACTCTTGAAATGTAAATGATCTATGTCTTAGTATCTGTGCTGCAATGGCACGAGTTGTCTCTATCTCTAGAGTCATAAAGGCCTGTTCAAATACAGACCAGTGTTGATGTTTGATGCAATACTTCAACAATCCAGAATAATCTTGATTGTCCTGATTATTTGGGTTAGAAACTCTGGCGATATACGCCATGTTCTTTTCAGCGTCAGGAGTTACTTGTACTAGTTTTACTATCATTCTGTTTTAAACGTTTTTTAATAATTCTTGCATAAGTAACCTCTGCTTGAGTGTAGTAGTCAGGTCTTAATTTGGCAATCTTTATTAGTTTTTTAGCGGCTTTCTTATCGTTCAATGTCATTTTCTTTAACCATACGCTAGTATTTATTACTAGTGATAGTAGAGTTTAAAGAAGTCGATAAGGCCTTCCGTATTTAGATTACCTCTGGTTATCCATTCATCAGCACACTCATAGAGGGCACCATTGTTTGAATTTGTGGCAACATTCTTGAGAAGAACGGATAGAACTTCTATTCTAAAGTTGAATTCAGTCCGATCCATCATCGTACATTTCGTCATAGTCAAGTGGGGCAGCAGAAAAAGCCTGCTCATTTTTATAAGCATCGACATCTGAATAAACTTCAGATTCTAATTCATCAACCACCTCTTTGAGAGCCATGAGTAGAACTTTTAGTTTTCCTTTGTTCATGTTGATTACTTTTTGAGCTAATTATAATACAAAAAAAGAGGGGTGTAAACCCCTCCTCTTTTTAACTCTTGTATAAGAGTCGTGCTTCAGCGTAGATGATCGTTAGAAATACTACGCTTGCGGCGAGAATTTCTATTGTGACCAGCATTACACACCTCCAGCTACCTTCTTGGTAACTTTGAGACCACGATACATTAGATCGTGACGCTGCCTCTTAGCAGCTTCTGCGAGTACCTTTGCATTGTACTCTTTGGTGTCATACTGGACACCACGGTATGTGACTTGTGCCATTTGGTTTCTCCTAAAGTAATTGGACTTTACACCTTTAACTCTTTCGAGTGATCCGTGTTCCGTTCCTTCAGTCGGCTTTTGCGTCTCCCGTAGGAGATGAACGAACCCGTTCCGAGTCGGCTTACTTGCGTCCTGA